TTCAAGGTATATCCTAGTGCTTATGCTAATGCGTGGCTTGTACGAGAGTACAAAAAACGTGGTGGTACTTACCGAGTGGAGAAAAAACGTGTCAAGAAGTAGCGGTGGTTTAACCCGTTGGTTCAAAGAAAATTGGGTTGATGTCAAAACAGGCAAACCTTGTGGCCGAAAAAAAGGCGAAAAACGAGGTTATCCAGCTTGTCGTCCCAAAAATCGTGTATCAAGTAAGACACCTAAGACAGTCGGAGAAATGTCAGCAAGTGAAAAAGCCAGGTTCAAACGTGAAAAAACAAGCAGTAAGAAGATAACATATCAACATAGACGTAAAAAACGCAAAAGGAGTAGTTAAAATGGCAAAATCAGCAGCAATGAGTCGATGTTTAGGGTATATTTCTAGTGTAAGGAAGAGTAAAAAGAAAAAATCTTCCAAAAAATCAACAAAATCTAAGAAAAAATGATTGAAATTACTGACGAGATGCTCGACATCATTGAAAAGGTCAAAGGAAAACGGAATCCTGCCCTTTGGGACCCCAGATGTGAACAATATCAAAGAAAATTAAAAGAAGGTACTGTAAAAAAGTCAACAACAAGTTAAACTATCTATAAATACTCTTTTTTCTTTGGATCATGGCATTTTTTCGTGGAGAAGAAGGTTCTGTTAAATTTAAGAACTCTTCTGGAACTACTGAAGCAATAGTTTCGACTACAGGTTGGACATTAGATACTACAAAAGAAACATTAGATGTAACTGCTCATGGAGCAACATCAAGAAGTTTTGTTGGTGGATTAATTTCTGCATCTGGCACTGTTGATTTTTTATACACAGCAGCTAGTGGTAATGAAACTGAAAATCTTCTTGATGATGTTTTAGTAGTTGAAGATGCTGGTGATGCACAGTTTGAACTGTTTTTAGACACATCTGGAAGTAAAAAAGTAAGTTTTTCTGGAATTGTTACAGGGACAAGTTTATCTGCTACAACTGGCGATCTTGAAACTGTAAGTGTCAGCTTTATTTCATCTGGTGCTATTACCAACGCTGTCTAATGCCTAAAAAATCTTATTCTGCGAAACAGCGTAAACTTGCTGCTGTTGCTCCACCAAGGGATAAGATTACGGCTGCTGATCTTAAAAAGCTACGCTCTAAGAAAAAAAAGAAAAAAAAGTGAAACTTACTCCTCGTCAAAAAACTTTATTGAGCAAGCACTCTGAGCATCATAGTGCAAAGCACATGGAGTTTATGAAAAGGCGAATGAGAGCAGGAGACACTTTTACCCAAGCCCATAAAAAGGCACAGGTAAAGGTGGGCAAATGAGAAAACGTAAAGGAGTCAGTTTATCTGTAGGTCGGGGAGAAAAATCCAGGAAGGGAGGACTGACTGCAAAAGGAAGAGCTAAATATAATCGTGCAACTGGTAGTAACTTACAAGCACCTGTTACTGAAAAGAATCCTACGGGGAAAAGAGCAGCAAGAAGAAAGAGTTTTTGTGCTCGAATGTCAGGTATGCCTGGTCCATTAAAAGATAAAAAAGGTCGCCCGACTAGAAAAGCGTTAGCATTAAAAAGATGGAGGTGTTAATTAATGACTTATGCGATTCCAGGTCAGATTAGAACAAAAATTATTACCTCTACTACTCTTGGAGGAACCGATAGTCCTTTTACTCGTACAAGAGCAGTCTTGGATATGATGAAGGGTTGGGAGATAATGAAAGCAGTTAGTGAAGGAACAGAATATTTGAGAGAAAATAGTGAAGCATTTTTACCATTAGAGCCAAGAGAAGATTACACTGCTTACATGGCAAGAGTAAATCGTGCTGTATTTTCCCCATTTACCCAAAGATTAATAAGAGCAGCAACAGGTTTAGTACTTAGAAAACCAATATCACTAACAGGAGATCCATACTGGACAGAGATGTTCAAGATGGATGTTGATGGTTGCGGATCAGATTTAGACGAATATGCAAGAAGAGTATTAATGTGTTCTCTTACTTATGGTCAAAGTCATATTCTTGTAGATTATCCTGCTCCATCTGGTGCTGTTAGTCTTGCAGAAGAAAGAGCACAAGATCGTAGACCTTATTGGATTGAAGTAGATCCTAATAATTTATATGGTTGGAGACTTGACAGGGAATCTAATTATGGAAACCTTGTACAGGTAAGGTTGGCAGAAAAGGCAGTGTTGCCTGATGGAGATTTTGGAGAAAAAGTATTTGAACAGATAAGAGTTATAGAACCTGGAAAATATAGAGTATTTCGTAAAACAGATCAGATTGACGAAATGTATGATGTCAATGATAATTCTTACGCTGGTGAATTTGACGCTCAGACCACAGGTGAAGAATACGCAGAAGTTGAATCTGGTGAATTTTCTCTTGGTGAAATACCTTTAGTTACTGTTTATTCTGGAAAAACTGAAAATTTAGTAAGTAAACCACCTTTACTTGATATTGCATATTTAAACCTTGCACATTTTCAAAGACAAGCTGATTTAATTCATAGTCTGCACGTTGCATCACAACCAATGCTTGTGATGGAAGGATATGACGATCAGACTAAAGATGTTGCTATTTCTGTAAATTATGCAATGGCAACTCAGCCAGGAAATAAAGTTTATTATGTAGAACCAGCTAGTAGTGCTTTTGATGCTCAATCTGCTGAGATAAAAGAATTACAGATGCAGATGGCAACATTAGGAATCAGTACACTATCACAACAGAAGTTTGTAGCGGAATCAGCAGATGCCCGTAGACTAGATCGTGTGGATACTAATTCTATGCTGGCAATGGTTTCTATGGAACTTGAGCAAAAGCTACAGAAAGCTTTTAATCTCTCAGCCGAATATGTTGGAATCGAACCACCAGAAGTTAAGATCAGCAGAGACTTCGACATTGAAAGACTAATTGGACAAGATATTACAGCCTTAACATCTTTATTCGATCAACAAGTCATTGATAGAGAGGAGTTTAGAGATATTTTAGTCCAGGGAGAGGTACTACCTTCGGCAAATGAGGTCAAATCCGAATAATCTGTTAGAATAGTAGATAAGTACACAAAAATCTAATGGCAAAATCCTTAGATAAGGTCCTTCAGTCCGATGGATCATATAAATGGGAAATGGTTGAATTTCAGCCAGAATCCGAAGCAACAACTAAAGTCACCGAGGAGCCAAAGAAGAAGGCTTCAAAGAAAAAGTCCACAAGTGCACTATCTGAGTAATCAATGACAATAGAAGAAAAAGTAATTCAGCCTGAGTCTGTGACCAACGCTGAACAGCCCGTGGCTGAAACTACTTCACAACCACAAGCACCAAATCTTGATTCTGTAAAAGCGGAATACGAAGCAAAACTAGCTGCTGCCCGTAAAGAAGCTGCTGAAGCAGAAGAAAAATTTAAAGGCATCAAAGGAAAATTAGATGATGTCTATAAACAAAAAGACCAACAACGTAAGCAAGAGTTAGAAGATCAAGGCCAGTGGAAAACTCTTTGGGAAGAAGCTAATAAGACTAACCAGGAAATGCAACAAGAAAATATGTCTCTTAAGCAAAGTTTAGAAGACATGAAAACTTCTAATGAAGTTGCATCTACAAAACAAACAGCACTTGCAGCTATAAGTAATATTGGTGCGATCAACGCAGAACAAACATTGTCATTATTGCAAAACAAGCTACAAAGAAATGCTGAAGGTAAAGTAGTAATCATAAATGGTGGTGTAGAGCAAGATCTAGGTACTTATCTTACGAGTCTCAAAAACCCTGGAAGTGGTTGGGAACATCATTTTAAGCCTAGTAGTGCTGCTGGAATGGGTGCAAAACCAAGTCCTGTTGCAAATGCTTCTGGAGGTCAAGTAAATCCTTGGAAAACGGGCAATATAACTCAACAAATGCTAATATCGGAACAGAACCCT